GAAAGGAAAACCAATGCAAACCTGGAAGAAACAACTGGAAAGAGCGAAGACCATCGAAGGGAAACGCAACGTGGTCGAGCGACACATCAAAGCTCTGGCCGTGTGGAATGGCCGATTGCGAGACTATGAGCTTGCGGTGCTGAGTCCCGACCGCAAGGCGGAAATGCTTGAGCTTTACACGCAATATGACGCCCAGGAGCGCGATGAAGCGGAACGCTATCGGATAGCATTTGAAGCTGATCGTGCCGCTGCTCCGTTTGGCCGTGATATGTTCTCCGGAGAACCGCTGCCCGATCCCGGCTCTATGACCTGTGAGCAAGCGGAAGAGCGATTCGGCTTCGCTCCGTGTCAGGTGAGATATGGACAATGGCCCAATGGAATGCGCGTCGCCGGCTGACCGCGACGGGCGAAGGAGAACCAAAATGAAAATGATCAAAGCTACCAAGATTTCCGACTACAAAGGAAATAGCCGATGTCGCGTTGCGGGCCTGAAGGCAAGTGAAATCCAAGCGGCTAAAAACGGAGTAAGCAGTGATGCGGTTGAAAATCAATCAATCATCCAAACGACACTCGGCCCCCTTACGGTGTGGTGGTGCTATCGTGAATCGGCTGACAATCTCGGTAGGTCGTGTGTCTGCGCTCGGGATGACGCGTCAATACTCGAAATCAACAGTCTCTCAATTCCGGGATTTGAAGTGGTCGAGTCGCGAAAAATGGAGTTCGAACTATGAAAAATCCGACAAAAATAACTATGACCATCGGAGACCGTATTTCTTACCGTGCTCTTTACGGCACGATTGGTAAAAAAGGCTATCAAGGCGGCCAATCTAGGATCGAAACTGGCACCATCATCGGACAGCGCGAAGGCAAATTCGCAGTGGTTCCGGATCGGGTTTACTCAGACCCTATTGCAGCCCGCGAACCTAAGCGGCACGCTATCCGGGTGGATCCAAACGACCCGACGCAGGAAATAAAGCGATTAAACTATCGCGCATGAAAAACCCAGCCGCCGTAGCACTCGGACGCCTCGGAGGACAAGCTACCTCCGAGGCCAAAACGCTGGCTGTCCGCGAGAACGCAAAACTCGGAGGTTGGCCAAAAGGCCGGAAGCGCAAGAAAGGCCGGAAGGCCAGGACGCAGAACGACCAAAGCTGAGCGACGCGGACAGACAATGCGTGTCTTGGTCTGGCTGTAAAGTGCCTATGGCGTCGCCCAGGGCAATCGCGGGCGTGCCGGTCCCGAATCTACGCCGGCCTGGTCCGCGGGTTCCGCCACTGCCGTTTACAACTGGCATTTCAAGGACAAATAGGCTCATTTCGGAACAGCCTGCTTGTCCGTGAACCGCCTAACGAGGTCGGTGCGTTTCCGTTTTATCTTGCTCATAATCCCATCCATTTTCCGCGCCGTTCGCCGGTGACTCGATTGACGCCGCCGCCGCGCTTGCCGATGACGCGCACCTTTGGGGCTTCTTCTGTCTCTGTGGCATTCAACGCGTAATCTCTCGGCTGCGAATGGGTAGCATTTTGCGGCGCAGTCAGTGTCGCAAGATTCGCCTTTTCGATTTCATCCAGGCGGGGATTCAAAATCTCAAATGCGGCCAGGTTCAAAACCCGGATGTCGAGCGCCTCGTTCCGCGCCCGAATCTTGAACCAGACCCGGCGCGGAAATCCTTTCACGTATTCCGTCCGCATCTCTTCCGCCGTCAACTGCCGAAAAAATTCTTCGTCGTAACCGCAGCCTTGCGGGAAATGCTGGAAGCGCGGGCCGTGATCCTCAAGTTGCAAGCGGGCGTGCAGCGTCGCTTTCGCCGTGTCTGTCCCGATGATGAAAAGATGAACGCGCTGAGGCACCGGATTCCGCTTGCTCGGATGACTTCGCCGCACCAGCGCCGCGTTCGCGACATTCGAGCCTTTGGTTGCGAAGATTCTTCGGGCCTGTCGGGGCTTGATAAATGCGTAGGCTGGCTTCTGAGTCTTGCCGTCGCCGGTATCAACGCACGCAATCGAGACTTTAAGCCGCGCGCCGTCTTCTCTCTCACGGTCCCCGCTGAGCCAGTTGTCCAGTTGCTCCCAGACTGTTTGTTGATGGGGGTTGCCGAAGAAGCGCGCGTATTCGATGCCCCAGGTCTCTTCGTTTCGGCCGTGGCCAACGATTTCCGCTTCGATGCGGTCCCCCTGGATATCCACTCCGGCAGTGAGCACAATCACGGGCTGCGGGATCTTCGGGCCGTATGGTTCGCGCCGCTCCAGTATAGGTTCCGTGTCAATCCGCTCGCCCTCTTCGCTCCAACTTTCGGCCAGAAAAGTGTTGGTCCAAACCTGGAGCTTGTATTTGCCGCCGGCTTTGGCTTTCAGGAAATCGGCCACGAATTGAATGAGTCGGCTCTTGTGCGGTTTCTTTGGCCGGAACAAACAGACCAACCCGTTTAGATGGTAGCCCCGCACGCCATTGAATGGGGCCGTCGCCTTCCAAGTTCCATTTAAGACCAGTTCGCGCCGGGTTGCATCGTCCCACCTATCGCTGCACTTCTCACACTCCATCCAGGCGTTTTTGGGATTCTTTTCCTCCCACTTCACCATTGCCCATTTCAGGGTTTGCGCGTGTTTGCAGGCCGGGCAAGTGACGAACCATTCACACTTGTCGGAGTCCTCGAAACTTTTTTCGATGCGTGAGAATCCTTTCAGCGTCGGTGCGGACGCCTCGACCACAACCGCGTCGGGGAAGCTCTCTTGCCGTTTCTCAGCGAGCGCGCATGGATCGCCCTCGGCCCCCGCGCTGACAGGGAAACGGTCTGTTTCATCGAATATTACGACACGAATTGGCCGCGACGATAGGGACGCCGGGGAATTCGCGCCGGCGATGGTTATGGCACCCCCGCGGAAACGCTTGTGCAAAATCGCATTCTCGGAATCGCGAGAGCGCGGATCGCGGACCAAGATGCGCAGCCTGGGATTGTCCCGAATCATCGTCGAAAGCCGGTCCTTGCTCCACGTCTCGGCCAGTTCAAGCGTCGGTTGCAGAATCAGCATCGGACACGGGTCAATGTCCATGTGGTGCGCGACGATGTTGTTGATCGTCTCTGTCTTGCCCGTCACCTGGCTCGCCCAAATGCAAACCACACGGCTGACTTCTGGATCATCGGGAGCGTCGAGAACCTCCCGTTGCCACGGGGCCAGGTTGAACGTGAATTTGCCGCCGCGTTGGGAAGAGGCTTCCGGACTCAGTTGACGGAACTTCTCGGCCCATTGGCTTTTGGTGAACCGGTCGCGCCATTCCAACGCGCTGGCCGTCCGGTCAAGCAGTTCCTTCGTCGAACCGGCGCTGTTCCACGTAGCTTTCACGGGTGACGGTTGCGAGTTCATTGCAGATTTTTTTCTTGTCCGCTTCCGGGAGCGGACTCAGAAGGACAACGCGACGAATGCCCGCCGCGAGATTCTCCCATACACGGGCGACGGTCTCCGTGTCGATCATGGACTTTTGTGCCCGGGCAAGCTCCACGTCCAGCAGCGCATTTTCCTTTGTCAATTTTTCCAATCGCTTTGCGTCGATCGGTGATTCCTGAGCTTGTTCGCGGTAGTATCGGAACAATCCCTGGATCGTCCGCGTCAATTCGTATTCGGCTCGAATTGGGTTCGGAAAATAGCCGGCCTTGGCAAGCTGCCGGTGTCTCATGTCCGTCAAGCCCGTCAACTCGCAGAGCTTATCCGCGTGAATTAGGCCAGGCTTGGTTTTTTGTTTCATCCCCGTAGAATGACGCGATTAGTAAAAATGAGTTTCAGAATCCTGTCGCTAGAAAACCGGAGGCAGTCGGCATACCCGCATATTTTTATGGGTCAGGAAGGACCCGTTGCAATCCAGGGGCGATATGAAGCGGCAACGGCGGCTAACCTGAATTTACCCAAACGCTCAGTCATTGGAATTCGGTCCATAGGTGCTCTGCATACTGGGCAGGGGTTGAGTTGATGCGGTCTTCCCGTTGCGCGTTTTCCACTTCAGCGAAAAGACGCCAACACTTGCCCGGATTTGTCCGAATGCGTTTGATCCACTTGCCGGCGTCGTTTGGCCATTGATCGCCTAGAATTACCTCAGCACGTTCGGCGATTCCTTTTTCGCTTGCTGAAAGCACTTGGGAAGCTTTGTCGCTTCTTTGTACCTTCCTATTCCTTTTCAAGTTCAAGTTGCTATTTTTTGCCATTGGCAAATTTATGGCATCGCTATGCAACTCATTGTTAGACCACCTTTTGCACGCTCCGAGTTTGCCGCTTTCGGAGCGGGTTTTCAGTTTTGCCAGGACGGCGTTATGCACTGCCAACATCTTCTTTTGGACGATCCTTTCGCCTCGTAAGCGCCACGGGGCAAGGACGGCGGACTTGACTTCGGACCAACGCTCGGCGCTGACCTGGGCTATTG